ATACTATTCGTCCAACAATAGGTGCGTCCATGTTTGATGAAACAGATACCAAAGAGGAATCGGAAGAATGACTATAAAACCAATAAGTCTTGGTAAAGATCTTAGTTCAGCATCTGTAGATTTGGATTCAGCAAGATTGGTATCAATTATCAATACAAATACTGCTCCAATAAAAGTAACTGTTGCAGGAACTGTATCTTATGAAATTCATATTGCAGGAGGAGAAAGACTTTCTGTTGAGAAAGAAATTGGAGCAAATCTTGTACCTGAATTAGTAACGGGTGGAGCAGTTGATGCTGGTACAGTTTTTGCTTCTAAGATAGCATTCACAAACTAAGGAAAATGAAACTAATCACAGAAGAAATTTCAAACGTACAGATTATTAGTGAAGGTAAGGGAACTAATAAAAAATTATATATTGAAGGTGTATTCCTTCAAGGCGAAATTAAAAATCGAAATGGTAGAATGTATCCTATGGATACTCTCCGTCGCGAAGTAGATCGCTACAATGAATCATTTGTTCAAAAAGGTCGTGCTCTTGGAGAACTCGGTCATCCAGATGGTCCTACCGTCAATCTTGACCGTGTTTCACATAAAATTACATCCCTTGTTAGAGAGGGAAATAATTTTAAAGGAAAAGCACAAATTCTAAACACCCCTATGGGTAAAATTGCATCTTCACTTCTGGGTGAAGGTGTTTGTCTTGGAGTTTCTTCTCGTGGTGTTGGATCATTAAAAACAACAAGTGAAGGTTGTAAAGTTGTTGGTGAAGACTTCATATTAGCAACTGCTGCTGATATTGTTGCAGATCCTTCTGCACCCGATGCTTTTGTTTCAGGAATCATGGAAGGAAAGGAATGGGTTTGGGAAGGAGGAATTCTTCGCGAACAACTCGCAGAAAGAACTCAGAAGAGAATTAACACTCTTGTCGATCAAAGAAGACTTGAAGAGCACAAGATTGATTTATTCCAAGAGTTTCTAAATAATCTCTAAATACATTAAATATCTTAATTTATAAATAAATATAGATTAATACAATTATATTTTAATCAAATGTCCGTTGGTAGCAATTTACAAGAAATGGAAAACGTAGTAACCAAAGGGGCTAAGCCTGCAGATCCAATGCCTACAATGGCAGATCCAGGAACTCAATTAGGTTCTGTGGAAGATCTAGGCGGTCCTACTCCAGAAAATTATCGTACAGACGATGATTCCGCAAAGTTAAAAGATCCTTCCGCAACGTTGGCACAAGTAAAAAATGTGGTCAATAAGGGCGCAAAGGCAGCAGATCCAATGCCAGCAGTGGCAAAGGAAGAAGAAGAAATTGAGGTCAAAGATGACCAAGAGATCGTTGCTGAAGAAGAAACTGCTGAAGAGGATAATGTAGTTTCTGAAGAAGAGACTGTTGATTCTGAAGAAGAAGTAGTTTCCGAAGCGGAAGAAACAGTTGAACTCAACATCGATGTTGAAGAAGATGTTACTGCTCTTTTAGAAGGTGAAGAACTTTCTGAAGAGTTTCAAGAAAAGGCACGTACAATTTTTGAAGCTGCCATTAGATCTAAGGTTTCTGAAATTAAAGAAGAATTAAAATCTTCTTACGAAGAAGCACTTGTAGAAGAAGTTGTAACTATTAAAACTGAACTTGTAGAGCGTGTAGATTCATATCTTGAGTATGTTGCTCAAGAGTGGATAACAGAAAATCAAATTTCTGTTGAAAACGGTCTCAAAACTGAAATGACCGAATCATTCCTTACAGGAATAAGAAGTCTTTTTGAAGAACATTATGTATCTATTCCTGAAGAAAAATATGATGTACTTAATAGTATGGTAGAAAAACTTGATGAAATGGAAGATAAACTCAACGAGCAGATTAAGTCGAATATTGCTCTAAATCAAAGATTATCAGAATCGGTTGCAGATGTAATTTTTGCAGACGTTACTGAAGGTCTAGCACTCTCTCAGAAAGATAAGCTTGCTTCTCTTGCAGAAAGTGTTGAGTTTGAAAGTGAAGAAAAATATCGTGAGAAATTAGCAACCTTAAGGGAGTCTTATTTCCCTACAAGAAATGCTAATACTCAAAAAGATGATTCTGAGAATCTCTCAGAAAGTACCGAAATCCAAGAAGCACAACCAGTAGTTGGTAGTGCAATGGGGGCGTATCTTAATACACTCTCAAGATCGGCTAAAAGGTGAATTTTAAATTATAAATATTCAAACTAACAAATCTAAAAGAGATTAAATCAAATGCAAAGTTTCAATTCAGAAGCTCTGCAGGAAAAGTGGGCACCAGTCCTTGACTATGATGGTATGGATTCTATCCAAGATTCCCATCGCAGAGCTGTTACCGCAATCCTGTTAGAGAACCAAGAAAAATCACTCCGCGAAGAACGTGAGTTTCTTAGCGAATCACCAAACATGAGCACTGGCTCAGGAGCAAATGCAGGTTTCTCTGCAGGTGCTTCATCTCCAGTTGCTGGTTTTGATCCCGTATTGATCAGCCTTATCCGCCGTTCTATGCCTAACTTGGTCGCATATGACCTTGCTGGTGTTCAACCAATGAATGGTCCCACTGGACTCATCTTCGCGATGCGCTCCAAGTATGGTACACCTGGATCTACTGACGAAGCATTCTACAACGAAGCAGATACAGCATTCTCTGGACAAGATAGCGGATTTGATAACACTAATGGGATGACTGATGCCGCAGTTGGTTTAGGTACCACTGCACAGTCTGGAAGTAATCCAGGTCTTCTCAGCCCCGATGATCCCGCAACACAGGCAGCATATGCCGCTGGACAGGGTATGAGAACTGATGATGCTGAATCATTAGGTGAATCAGAGCATTTCAACCAGATGGCTTTCTCAATTGAGAAAATTGCCGTTACAGCAAAAAGCCGTGCTCTGAAAGCAGAATACAGTCTTGAGCTTGCTCAGGATTTGAGAGCAATTCACGGTCTTAATGCTGAGGCTGAACTCGCAAATATTCTCTCGACTGAGATTCTTGCCGAGATCAACCGCGAAGTCATCAGAACCGTTTACAAGACTGCTAAGTCTGGTGCACAAGCAAACGTTGCCAACGCTGGTCGTTTTGACCTCGATGTTGATAGTAACGGTCGTTGGTCTGTTGAGAAGTTCAAGGGTCTTATCTTCCAAATCGAGCGCGATGCTAACGCAATCGCAACTGAAACTCGTAGAGGGAAGGGCAACATGATTCTGTGTTCCGCAGACGTTGCTTCCGCACTGACCATGGCTGGTGTACTTGATTACACCCCTGCACTCAATGCAAACCTGAACGTTGATGACACTGGTAACACCTTCGCAGGTGTACTTCAAGGTAAGTATCGTGTATACATCGATCCTTATTCTGGTGGTTCTAATCCTGGCGCTTCTGGTGGTCAGTACTACGTTGCAGGTTATAAAGGTTCTTCACCTTATGACGCAGGTCTGTTCTACTGCCCTTACGTTCCTCTTCAGATGGTTCGTGCAGTTGGAGAGAACACCTTCCAGCCTAAAATTGGATTCAAGACCCGTTATGGTCTTGTTGCTAACCCCTTCGCACAGGGCGAAACTGTTGGCGCTGGTGCTCTCACTGTTAATAGCAACTGCTACTACAGAAGAGTACGTGTTGAAAACCTTATGTGATCCACGGTTCACATATTTCTTACAGAGGGTCTTCGGACCCTCTTTTTTTATCTAAATAAAAATAAAAACAATGGCAAGTGTTTTTGATGGTCAAATACAAAATAGAAATTTCTTATCACCTATAGGTTTCCAATTTATTTTGGAAAAATATAAGAAAGTTTCATTTTTTTCCAATGCCTTAAGAATACCTGACATTTCTTTGGGAACTACTATACAACAGACAAGATTTAAGGCAATAGAAGTTCCTGGAGATCAAGTTCAATATGGTGATTTTTCACTTAGATTTTTAGTTGACGAAAGTTTAGAAAATTATATTTTAATTCATCGATGGATAACTGGATTAGGATTTTCAGATACACATGACGATTTTAAAAATTTAGTTGTTGATGATACTGGTGTTGAAGATCCTTTAAAACAATTTAGTGATGGAACATTAAATATTTTAAATAGTAATTATAATAGTGTTTGCAGAATTGTTTTTAACGATTTATTTCCAGTTTCTCTCTCATCATTAGAATTTGAAGCTTCAGATACTGATATTAATTATTTTACTGCTGAAGTTGTTTTTAAATACACAATCTATGATATAGTAGAATTGTAATCTCTATCTGCCTTTATATTATGAATTTGGAAGATATACAGGAAATGTGGGAAAAAGATTCTCAAATCGACCCTGATAACCTACATGATGAATCATTAAAAATTCCACAACTTCATTCGAAATATTATACCTTATACAATACCATCACTCTTTTAAGAGAAAAGGCAAGAGGAACTTATAATCGTGTGAAGTTAGAAAGATATAACTACTACACAGGAAAGGCAACAGCAGAGGTTTATGCCGAAGAACCATTTCCCTATAAGGTTAGAGATAAAGAAGCATTACAGAGGTATATGGATGCCGATGAGAAGTTAAATACTATTGATTTGAAAGTTCGTTATTATGATGTAATGCTTAAGTTCTTAGAAGAGATTATAAAGACAGTTTCGAATAGAACTTTCCAAATTAAAAACTCAATAGACTGGCACAAATTCCAATCAGGATTCAACTAATGCACCAAGAAGAAGAAGGACACTATGAGAGATAATTTTTATAGACTTATCTTAGAACATCAGTTTGATAGTATGAACTAAATACTTGTAGGTGAACCTATGAGTTATGTCTCATTTGATTATAACAAAAAAGAATGAAGTATATTTACAGGTTAGGGCAGAACCTCACATATACTATGAATTATCAGACCAGTTTACCTTTGAGGTTCCTGATGCAAAGTTTATGTCCTCATATCGTAGTAAATACTGGGACGGAAAGATAAGATTATTTAATACCCAAACTGGAGAGATTTATGTTGGGTTGTTAGATAAGGTCACAAAGTTTTGTGATGACCACGGATATACTTATGAGTTTGTAGATAATAAGTATTATGGTCTTCCTTTTGAGACGAATGACTTTATTTCAAAGGAAGGTGTAAAAGATTATATGAATGCTATTTGCAAGTATTCTCCGAGAGATTACCAAGTTGAGGGAGTATACGACGCCTTAAAACATAATAGAAAGTTGTTGATATCCCCAACTGCTTCTGGAAAGTCTCTGATGATATATTCTCTTGTGAGATATTACGTTGAGAAGAAACAAAATATTCTGATAGTCGTTCCGACGACTTCGCTAGTAGAGCAGATGTATAAAGATTTTGCAGACTATGGTTGGGATGTAGGTTCATATTGTCACAAGATCTATGCGGGGAAGGAGAGAGAAACGGATTCTCAAGTTATTATCACTACCTGGCAGTCTATCTACAAACTTCCCCGTAAATACTTTGAACGATTTAATGTAGTTATCGGAGACGAAGCACACCAGTTTAAATCAAAATCATTAATATCTATAATGTCAAAACTTGCAGATGCAAAATACCGTTTTGGATTTACAGGAACACTTGATGGAACACAGACTCATAAATGGGTCCTTGAGGGATTGTTTGGTCCATCGTATAAAATTA